GGAGATTGCCCGTAAACAGAAGCGTAAGTTGCAGTACTTTGCCAACATCTATGTTGTGCAAGACCCTGCGAATCCTCAGAACGAGGGTAAGGTTATGCTTTATCGTTTCGGTAAGAAAATCTTTGACAAGTGCATGGAAGCAATGCAGCCTGCATTCCAAGATGAAAGTCCTGTCAATCCCTTCGATTTCTGGGAAGGTGCGAACTTCAAGTTGAAGCTTCGTATGGTTGATGGTTACTGGAACTATGACAAGTCTGAGTTTGAAGCACCAAGTCCGTTGTTTGATGATGACGATAAGCTTGAGGAGACATGGAAGACGCAGTATCCTCTGTCAGAGTTTACTTCTGCTTCTAACTTCAAGTCCTATGACGAACTCAAGAAGCGTTTGGACATGGTTCTTGCAGGGACTACTACGGTAGGTAACGTAGCTGAGGTGATGGAAGATGCACCAAAGGCAGAACCTAAAGTAGATACAAAACCTACTCCAGCGCCTACTGTTGACACTGATGATGAAGGGGACAGTCTGTCCTATTTTGAAAAGTTGGCAAACGAGTAAGAGAAAGGGGGGTCTTTTGACCCCCCTTTTTAATATCCAGCTGCTTCTGCTCGGTCAATTAACCACAGCGTTCCCTCCGTTCAACCCGTTGGGATACCTTGGATTCACGGTCGGAGGAGGGGAACCAGTGTACACTGGTGGAGCGCCGTTATTGTTTTGTTGGTTGAAAGTATTATTTCCACCAACAGGTATTTTAGCAATTTGAGCAGTCAAAGCATCAATACTATTCTGCAAAGATTCGATGTTTGTAGGTTTAAGATCAACCGAGTTATCAACACTCTGTCCGGCTGCATTCTGTCCGGCTGCATTTGGATTGGTTAATTTAGTTAAGTTAGCAATTGCTTTCTCGAATTGTTGACCACCATTAGCTAGTCCTTTAACACTAACATCATTCTTAAAACCTTTGAAGTCTCCACGTCTACCTTTCGGAATTACTCCTCCGTAAAGAGCTAATTCTAAAGGTGGAAGTGCTAGCAATAATCCTTGTGCAAATTTCATAATCTTTTGGCCAAGACCATCCTGTATATTTACATTGCCCAATCTTTCAAGATCAGGAAGTATTTTGTTAAGACCACCCATTTTATCTGCATCGATACTTTCAAGTGGTTTTAAAGAATCTACTATTTTTTGAAACTTGTTGTCTTTTCCATCACCGCCAAATATGTAGTTAAATGCATCACCAGCTACTCCTTTTATAGCACCAAAAGTATCTGTCGCAAAGAAAGCTGCAAGACCCGCAGAAATAGGCAGCAAAGCTCTGCCTACTTTGCTTAGTTTATCACCATCTAATTTTGCAACCTCTTGAAGTCCTTCAGACATATTCTTAATTAATGTCTTTGTACTTGCGCCAGTGATATCGAACGCTCCGCCAAGCTTGGTAACTGCACTAATACCTACGAAGAATGCACCAATACCGACACCAATTAGTCCCATACCTATTGAAGCTTTAGCGGCTAAGGCTGGAGACACTGCTCCAAACAAACCACCAATGGCCAACAAACTGCCGAGAACGACCAATGATTTCTTATCAAGGTAACCAATTGCTTCACTAAAGTTTTTAATTAGTTTAGAAGCAGAATTACCTTCACCAAGTGTTCTGGCTGCAACATCCATAAGAGCAAATCCTCCGAAGAATGCAGCGATACCGACGCCCATTAGTCCCATACCTATTGCAGCTTTACCGGCTAAGGCTGGAGACACTGCTCCAAACAAAGCACCAATACCTAAAATTGAACCAAGTGTAATCATTGATTTCTCATCAAGGTGACCAATTGATTCACTAAAGTTTTTAATTAGTGCAGAAGCAGAATTACCCTCACCAAATGTTCTGGCTACCGCATCCATACCAGCAAATCCTGCGAAGAATGCAGCGATTCCTGCGGTTAAAGCTCCAATACCAGCAACAAGAGCAACTTTTGTTTTTGGATTAGTAAGTTTACCAATTCCAAATCCAGTTGCAAGAAGAGCACCAAGAGCAGTTATAGATTCTGTGCTTAAATTTCCAATTGCTTCGTCAAATCCTTTCATTGCTGTAGCAATGGCAGTAAAATCTGACTTAAGCCACCCCATCCCGGCATCGCCAACAGCTAAACCAAGAAAAAGACCAGATATGCCTGCACCAAGAGCAGTCATACCTAGACCAATAGCTATTGGATTTTTTCCTAATACTCCAGCTAATGTCCCACCGGCAAGAAGAGCACCAAGAGCAACTTGAGCTTCGGGGGTAAGACTTAAAATCATATCAGAAAAACCCGTTAATGCCGCTTTCATACCAGTAAAGTTCAAGTCTGCCCCGAACACACTTGCTGCACCTGCGATTAAAGCATCACCAGCTATAAGTCCTCCAAGAAATGCAGATATTCCAATACCCATTGCACCAAGACCTTTTGCAGCTTTAGTGCCTCCAACTGCTCCAACACCCATAATACCAGCAAGGACCGCAAAAGCCTTTATGTCCATTGACATAATTATATCAGAAAATCCAATAGCAGCAGCCTTTAAAGCTTTAAAATCAAAATCCGCACCTATGGTTTTCATCCAACTTAAAGCTGCATCACCGGCAAGTAGTCCACCAAAAAATGCTGGAATAGCTACACCCATAGCCGCTATACCAGCAGCGGATTTAAGAAGAGCAGAACCAGCTATAGCCGCACCAATGCCTGCCCCCATGCCCTTCAAGCCACCAAATAATCCACCTGATTCTTTTCCATCTGGAGTATTACCATTACCACCAACACTAACACCTTTAGCTATTGACGCAAGAAGACTATTAGTTTTGTTTGCGGCATTTCGTGCATCTTCAGCACTTTGTTTTTTTTCTGCCGGGGACTCTTGATTTTTTAGAATAATTTCTTTGACTGATTTAATAGAGTTGGCACCCTTATTACGAATAAGGACACCCTCGTTTGTTAGTTTATTAATAACGTCTTGTAATTCAGCCATGACCTATTCCTTACTTCTTAGGTTTACTGAGTGCCTGTGCGCCAAAGAATGCTGCGACGATACCGGCAACTGCGATGAAATACACACCCGCCATGTCACCAAGAATCTTGGCTGCCTGTTCCATATTGAAAACTATTGCAAGGACCACAATAATAGGATACAACAACATACCACCAAGTGAGTACCATGCCATTGTGCGTTGTGCGTCACGCATTGCGTCTGCATCCTCAAGTTCCTTACGTTTGAACTCAAGCCACATATCATGTTCTTCTGGGTCAACCTTACCATCGCCATTCGTATCTGCTGGATGATGACCTGATGCTTTAATTTCCTCTTCGCCCATTTGATTAACTCCTATTTTTTCTTTCTTGTTTTTCGTACTCCGCTTTCTCTTCAGCTAGATGTTTCACCAATAAACCGGAATATATTTCTCTCTCCCACGGTAACATATTCTCTAATTCAGTTAAACTCCAATTATGATACTGTATCATTGCAAAATTTTGTTTGTAATAATTCTCCACGGAGTCATGAGACAGCACTATACTAAAAAACTCTCAAGTCCCTCTAATAACACTTCACCTTTCTTTTTAGTTTTAGGATTAGTCACATCAATGATATGTCGTAATTTCGGCATCGTTTCAAAAAATTTCATCACACTTTCTATCTGCGATGTAGTAAAGGAATCGATAAACTCAGCAATATCATCGTTAGTCATATCAATTCTGTGAATTGTTTCCTCTCCATAAACAACATTCTCAATGCATTCATATACCATAAGTATACCAACTTCAAATTCGGTGATATTGGTGTTAATACCTTTAACATCTTTCAACATTGGATATCTCAAATTCATTTTAATATCTTCTGTGATTGTAATTTCCTGTGAGTGTTCTACACTATGTTGTACACCAACTTCGTCTAAATCAATTTCAACTTCAACTTTAGTCTCTTCATCGTCTGGACATGTTACATTAATTTTTACTTTAGAACCAGCTGATTTTGATCGTAGTTGTAGAAATACATATTCAATATCAAACATTGGTGATTCATTAACATTTAATGCACCAAAAGTACAATTAGATACCAACTTTCCCATGGCATCGCCAAGTTGATTTTCATCTTCTGATTCTTGAGCAATCATCAAAATCTTTTGTTCTTTGACCAAGAACGGCCTGTATTTAATTTCCTCCTGTGTTGATGGTAGTAACAATCTGTATTCGGGAGTTTTTAGTTTAGGTAACGCCATAATATTTCATCCTTTATCATAATCTGCTCAATACCTTCGGTATATTCGCATTAATTGTTCTTTCTGCACCTGATATCACTGTATCAAGAACCTTCTCCATAAGGTTGGGTGGTTGATTGTTGATATCAAGAGTCTCCCAATACTTATATTGCATAGTAACAGGTATTTTTATAATGTTACTTGTTGTTTCATAACTAAGTGGTAGGGGGCCAATCTCTTTTGGGTAACATTCTCGTAGTCTAAGTCCATACCTTCTTGTGTCTTGTTGATCAAGAACGTATATATCCACTGAGTCGGAAATATAATCTTTGTAGTAGTTCACATTCCATGTTCCTTTATCCCAGGCCATCTCTTGCCAACTCTCAAAGAATACTCTTTCCTCTAGGTCACTACTTGCTTGAAAGGTCATAGAGAGTGTGCCGCCAAATGTGATACCATCAACAATTTCTGGTGCAATACCATACATGTTGGTGTCTAGTGACGTATTAAGAGCTCTCCCCGGCAGATCAACTGCTTCACAACGCATAGATACTTTTCTTGCATTACCCTCGCCGGGAGATGTGATAATAACCTCATACCGACTTGGAAGTGCATATCCATTTTCACTGTGAAACTCAGAAAGAAAATTATTGAGTACTCCAAATGCGGTTGATTCTACAAAACTTGCTAGTGTTGCCATTAAATCATTGCCCTCGAATCTTTCCATACCTCTGATGCAGATGCTTTCTTAAACCTCTGTACAGGTAGTAGAGTTGCAATCGTAAATTCGTCTGCATCAATCCTACGAAACTGTGACTTGGTTTGTCCAACAAGGTATTTGTGTATGGTTGGCCTGATAAGTCGAACACCCTTTAACTTCTGGTAGTCAACAATTAACCTAGTGGACTCATCAAATGCGGTGTTGTTAGAGAAATCCACCAAACGGTCAAGTAACTTGATCCTCAGTGGAATAGGTAGGTAGTGAAAATTGATACCCAGAAATCCGTCTGAATATGTCTCTAGTGGCAACACCAATGGAAACGTGTCATAGTATGGTAGGGTCTTCTTGAACTTTGGGTCATACATAAACATGTTCAGCTTACCATAGAACGGCTTGTTGTTCCTCTTACCATCCCGTATGAGGTCCAACGTGGTTGGTGTGCCCAGTTCTTTGATCTTTTCTCTATACCATGCAGTTGAACGAGGACGACCCTTTAGTTCATCCTTGACTGCTTGCATATATTTACTTGGTGCTCTTGCCATATATCTATTTATACGAAATACCTAGATGATCTTCAGTTAAAATCTTGAACTCCATACCATTATCTGCACACCATTCTGTCGCATATCGCCACTTAGCATCGTTCACACCATAGGTTATAACCTCGTTCATCCATCGTCTGGTGCGTCTCTTGGGTTCCTTGGGTGGTTTGCACTGCACCTTGGGTTTAACCTCAATAATCATCTTCTTGATTCCACCATCAGCCTGTTTGACCTTGATGTAGAAATCTGGGAAATATCTGTGCATACGCCCATCCTTGGGTGATAAATATGGTATAATGATCTCTTCACTACCCCATTCAATTATGGAAGTGCTGTTGTCACAGTATACCATAAACTTACGTTCCCAGAGAGAACGATAAACTATGTTCCGTGGGTCACCCTTATATTTTTCGGGTTTGGTTGGCGTGTATCGACCTTTGTATGACATTCGTTATAAATAGTTCCATCAGTGTATAAGGATATTTAGACATGGCTTTAAGAGATGCTTTTGTAAACATAGCAAAGAATGCAGCAGCGGGTGCCGCACAGAAAGCAGTGAGTGGAGTTGCTAGTAGTCTAAGGTCAGGATTGGGTGGTTCATCCTCCAGTTCTGCATCTAGTCCTCTACAAACTAATTTTACTCCAGAATCAGGAATTCTTCTATACCCATCTGATGTTGGCACTAACATGCACCAAGCAAGTTACATACTATTTGCTCGGCATTCTGTGTCTGGTGCAAAAGTGAAATCAAAAAAGAAAGCACCAAGAGTTGATAAAATTATGAAAATAGTTGGTGATGACTTTGGGGCCGTCGAGGTGGAAGATAAGGCTGCAACCAGAAAAGCACAACAAAAGGTGGATGCAGAATTTGAGGCAAAACAAGGTGGTGTTGGGCCCGGTGGTGCTGGTAGAGGTGGTTCGTCTACCTCAATCGCATTGAAGGGTAAAAATGTTCGAAAAACTGGAACAGTCATAGGACTGTACATGCCACCAGCAGTTAATGTAAGTTATAATATGGATTATTCTGAGGGGGAAGTTGGAGTAGCAACAGAGGCAGTTGCAGGATTATTTAAAGCATACCAAGCGAATGCATTAACAGGCTCCGCCGTCCTTAATGAAGCCAAACGTGTTGGAAGCACTGTAGTAAAAGATAGGGTGCTAAAAGGCCTATCAAGCGTACCGTATGTAGAAGGTGCTGAAGAAGTATTTGCAATGCAAACTGGTGCTATTATTGCTCCCAGAATGGAAATGTTTTTTAAAGGTATTGGTAGAAGGTCATTTTCTTTTACTTTTACGTTCATTCCTAAAGATAGAACTGAAACAAAAATAGTTCATGATATCATAAAAGAGTTCAAAGTTGGTATGTCTGCAACATTCACAAGAACTGGCTCTACAAGAGATATTAAAATCCCCGATATGTTCTCTATTCAATACATGCACATTAATTCTGAAAACCAATATATCAATAAGATTGGTAAATGTTACCTCAAGGGAATGGATGTTTCTTATGGTGGTGACAAGTTTGTAACATATAATGAAGACTTGGTAGCTGAGTTGGATGGTGTTGCTCCACAAAAAACAACCATTAATCTGACCTTTCAAGAAATTGAAATCATGGATCGGTCTAATATAGAGCAGGGATACTAAGATGTATTTTGCCCAGTTTCCCACAATTTTCTATGATGCTGTCGGTAAAACCGAACCAAAGATAGTCACACACCTACTCAAACGTGTTGCCGTGCATAGTAAGGCAAGAGCAACCACCGCACTCTATGACACATATGATGTTAGGAATGGTGAAACACCAGAGTCGATTGCACATAAGTATTATGGTGATGCAGAGTATCATTGGGTTATTCTGTTGGTCAATAACATCACGGACAGATTTCACCAATGGCCAATGAACACTCGGCAGTTTCTTGCACACCTTGCTGAGAGGTATGACAATGTAGATGGAGTGCATCACTATGAGATAAATCAGGTATCAGGTGATACCAGTGTCAAAATCAATATCGGCACTAGCAACATAGATGAAAACGGTGATACCATTTCTAGCGCAACGCTGATCACTAACAGAGAATATGAAGAATCAAAACAAGATACACTCAGGAGAATACGTCTGTTAGACCCATCATATTTGGATCAGTTTGTAGAAGATTTTGAAAGACTAATTGCTGAAACAGAGGATTGATTGAGTGGCAAAGAGAGAACTTAGAAATGGCGGTGAGTTTAATATCGTCCAGTGTGATTTAATATTGTCGAATGGTCAGTTAAATAATTTAAAACCTGCTCTTGTGGGACTGACTATATTTGAGAATATAAATCAATATGCAATAACAGGGACGATCACAATTCAAGATTCTTATAATCTTGCATCTTATGGACCTATCATTGGTCAAGAGTACCTAAAACTGAAAATTGCAACGCCCGGTTTATCTGGTGGTGAAAATATCATTGACTATTCAATAAACCCACTAATGATAACGGCAGTTGATGACCGTGAGAGCATTGGGAATAACATTCAAGCTACAACTATGTCATTCTGTTCAAGGGAGTTTGTGATTAATCAGAGAACCAGAGTTAAAAGAACCTTGGTTGGGTCATACTCAGACATAGTTCAAAGGATGGTAGAAAGTGACTTAGACAGCAAAAAGGAACTATACTCTGAACCCAGCGCTGACAAGAAAAAAATACTTTCGCCTAATATTAAACCTTTTGATGTCATATCCATAGCAACAAAGAATGCTGTGTCAGAGAAATTTAACCAATCAACATATTTTTTTTGGGAAAGCACCTCTGGATTTAATTTTAGAAGTCTTGGAGATATGTACTCTCAAACCCCCAAAATGACATATGAACACACTATTGCGGGGACAAGAAATGAAAATGGTGTAAGAGACATATTAGCAGAGCTGGGTACAATTGAGGCTTATACAATAACTAGTTCGCCTGATACTGTGTTTAATTATGCATCTGGCATATTTTCATCAGAATTACTCGTTCATGATATTTTGTCTAAAAGTTATCAAAAACATATATATAACTATAGTGATAGGTTTTCAGAGGAACATCACCTTGGTCCAAAACCCCTCGCAGTCAATGATCCTGATGGAGTTAATGTGTCATCCTTCCCATCTAAACAATATTTAAAACCTACTGTGGGAGTGGGTACAGATGAGAGTTATCAAGACGATTTTTACCAATACTCATTCAACTCAAATAATCTAAATTTGTTGCAATCAAGAAATTCTCAATTAGCAATGTTAGAATCAGGATTGCAGATGAGTATCAATGTTGTTGGAACTACTGTCGTCAAGGCAGGGGACATTGTAGAGATCATTATACCTAGTGTTTCTGTATACAAAACCACCAAAAACGAAAAAGAAGATATGTTATATAACGGCAATTTTCTTATTCGGTCTTTACGTCACGATTTTAGTATCGGAGACGAAAAACACACAATGTCCATGAACGTCACTAAAGACGCCATGGGCAAATAACATAAGGAGAAGTCCATTTCTAACACCTCTATATCCAAAAATCAACAGCGAAAGGAACTTAAAATGGCTAAGACCAAAAACCGTATCAAGAAGATGACATTCCAGACCCAAGAGCGCAAGTTAGATTATACACCACTTACAGAGGATGATAAATACATTATAGAGATGGCCGGATATAGAAAACAAGGACTGAACACAGATGAAAAACTTCAACGAACTACAGGAAGGGTTGCAAGACCCCAATATATTTAAAGCATTCTTTCTCGCCGGTGGTCCGGGCAGCGGTAAGTCATACGTTGTCAGGAAGACCACCGGCGGTACAGGATTGCGTGTGGTCAACTCTGACGATGCATTTGAGGTCATGCTTACGAAAGCAGGACTGTCTCTCAAGATGCCTGATGAGGAAGAGGTGCCTAGAGATGCAGTTCGTGACCGTGCTAAAAGGGTCACTGCAAAACGTCAAGAGGGTTATCTTGATGGTCGCATTGGACTCATCATTGATGGCACTGGTAGAGAGTATGATAAGATTGCAAAACAGGCCACAGAACTGAAACAGCTAGGGTATGATGTTCACATGATATTTGTGAACACATCCCTTGATGTTGCACTGGAACGTAATGCACAACGTGATCGTTCTGTACCAGAACCCATTGCGATTAAATCGTGGAAGGACGTTCAGTCCAATATCGGTAAGTTCAGTCAGTATTTTAGAGCAAACTTCGTAGTGGTCGATAACAATAATGCAACCGAGGATGTGTTCGTTCAAGTCTTCAAGCAAATCAAGGGACTACTCAAGAAGAAGGTCAGAAACCCTGCTGCACATCAGTGGATCAGTATGGAAATGAAGCGCAGAGGTATCACAAAAAAACCCAAGGGATTCTAAATTAGCTGTTGACAAACCCTTTTTCGTGTGGTATAGTTAGTTATACACTGAGAAAAGGAAGACGTTATGATGAATAGTAATTGGATATTTCGTGACCTGATGATCAAGAAGCGGATCATGAGAGAAGCAGGGATTGACATTTCCGAGTTGGAAGTCTGGAAGGATGGTAAAGACCCTGAGAAGCGTATCTCTGAAGCTTTCAAGAAAGCTGGGTTAAAGATGCCGAATATGAATGGTCGAGGTCGGGCATAATGATCCTCACCCTCAAGGGCATCACCAACAAGGGTAAGAACCGTATTCGGGAACACGGAGACAAGTGGGAAGTCCTAGAACTTCCCCCCGGCGTTGTGAATATGACCCCCAAACCCGTGTTACCCCCCATAAAATCACTGAAAACAGGTGAATGGCGTTGGCTAGACGCTGTGAATTTTTCTTGGATTCCGAGTCGATTTTAGTTGACAGATTCTATTTCGTGTGGTATGATTAGACATAATCGGAAATCAAGAGGTTTGCATGGTTGACAGAATTACGATGAACAAGGGAGTTTTCCTTGGTTATGGTAGCACAGAAGACCTAGAGCTTGTAGGTCGTGCATTTGGATATGACATCTACATTGAGAAAGAAGAACGCACATATAATGTTGTGTGGGTCTATGACCGCAACATAACCAAACGGGTTCGCACTCCCTACGGTGATATGGAGACTCGTTATCGTATTGCCGCAAAGGTAGTGTTGTCGAAAGAGCGTGGTGCATGGCATGTTGTCCTACTCAGCGTCGATAGTCGGTACAAGGGTAATAACCTTGCCATTAAGCTTTACAAGTTCCTCATGAAGAAACTGGACATCACACTCAAGGCAGGAACCTGCCAGTCTGCTGGTGGACGGTATGTCTGGAACAAACTGTCCAAGACATCCGGCGTTGTAGTCTATGCCAAGAAGTCGCCCTATTCTAAGGTAATTGACTTCCCCAAGACAGGGAATCGTGAGTTGATCGGCAAGGTGTTCGACCTGTATGACAGCGATGCAGAAATATTCGCCGTTATTGGTTAAATTAGCTATTGACAAATCCTATTCTACATGGTAATATAGGATATAAGATGAGAAACAAAGAGGTTGTTATGAAGAAACGATATATGGAAAGCACGAGGCGGGCTCGGCGGGTTAGCCCACGCATGATGGAATATCTCCGTTGTGTT